TTATCCGCATCTACTCTCACACACCCCATTGACTGCCCCTAAATATTATAATATACTAGACAGTATACCCTTATATTGGGATTATGTCAAGATTATGGGTAAATTAAGTAAAAATAAATTATTAGATAAAACAGCTACTTACACACTATTTTAAAATTAATTGCATTTTAGGGGTTGACAAAGGGGTTGACAAAGTGATAGTCTGTAAGGAGATAAGTAAATACTTATATTTTTTTTTGCCTTTTTTTTTAAAGTGAAGTATATATAGCACAATAATTACTTATATATTATATATGCGAAAATCGAGTGCTAACGAGATTTGACAAGGAAGATAAGTACTATTATAATAGGATTAATAGGGGTATATATGTCTTAAATGATATATAAGTATGAGTTGATAGGATTAATAATATGACTAATGTGACAAATATTAAGAGGGGCGGATACTGTATCATGTTTGATATGGAAGTATTTGCAGCTACAGCTATGACGATGGTTACCGAACTATTAGAGTTAGGTGTTGATTATAAGATGGAATATGATGATGAAGGTGCGATGATGACGATATTCTCACCAGACAAGAATTCAGGATTACCTCCGGCACCTTTAAATGTGGTAATCGGATAGAATCAAGGAGGCAGTGTTGCCAAAACGGTTACGCTGTTCGTGCTAAGGATGGAGCTTACCAGGACTACTATTGATATGTAGTCTAGGAACGGTCACCCAACCCTTCCAGCGTTTTATACCCTGAGGTGGCTGTTCCGCTTTTAATTTTAGGAAAATGTATGCACAATGTATATACAGATGGAAGTTGCAAGAATGGATTCGGTGGATGGGGCGTAGTAGTAGTTGACGGCCCAGTACTATATGGCCACGCTAACAAGACTACTAGCTGCCGCATGGAGATGCAAGCCATAATAGAGGCATTAGTAGCCACAATAGGTGAAGATGTCTGTATTCACACAGATTCATCAATTATTGCCCTAGGACTGAATTATAAGATTAAGATGTGGAAGCAGCAGGGATGGCAAAGATCGAGAGGGAAGTTGAAAGATAAAGACTTATGGATGGTAATAGATAAGCTCATGCACGGCAGGGTAGTAGCGTGTAAGTGGGTTGAAAGTCACTCAGGGGATGAGAATAATGATACTGCCGACCACCTAGCCAAGACTGCCCGCCAACAGAGATTAGAGTATGAATAGATGTGCCAGATGCCTTAACAAAGTTAACCCATTGATAATTAAAGCAAATAATAGAGGGTTCTGCTCTATAGAATGTTATATGGCTATAATAGGTACATACTACGATTACTTAATAGCAAAATTGTAATAAAGTGTAAATAAGGTATTGACATTTTGTAAAAAGTATGTTACAATACTAGTCTGATTATAAGAATACCATCTCAATGGTACAGATAGCGAAGGTAACATGCGATCATCTAGTAATATAAAAATGAAAGGATCCATGGGGTAGGTAAGGGGAATTTTAATTTTAAGAGGGTATCATGGAACCAAATGACGGCATAAAACATTGGACAGATCTAGCAAGCCCTAACTGGCTAGCTGAGCAAGAAGAGTCCATGGTTCGTGAGTTATGGGTATATGAGACTATAGGGGACTATGTTGATACGAGTATAGAACCTATTAAATTAGATAAGGAAGAAAGCGAACTGTTTACTCAAACCTTCCTCACACTAGATAAGAATAATAATGAAGAAAGCAGTCATACTTCAACATGGATTCAACGTAGACGACGCGGGTCATAAGACCACAGATCGCTTGAAACCATATTACGAAAAGGCCGGATACGTTGTAGTCGATATGGACTATGGGTGGACCGGTCCTTTGTCTGTTATAAACGAAAACCACCTAACAGTAAATGCAGTTGCCCAGAAGACAAAGGAACTTCACGATAAAGGGTACAAAGTTGTATACGAAGGCCACTCTAATGCCGGTACTATAGCTTACTTCTTAACACTCCTTGCAGATAAAGAATCCGTCCCGGATGTATTCGTACTCAATAACCCAGCGCTAAAGAAAAATATAAAGTTTGGGGAAGGGGATTTCAGGGTTCTTGTTTACTACTCGCCATCTGATCGTGTTGTAAGTTATGGCCGCTTGTGGTCTCGTCTTTTACCTTTCTGGTTAGAAGAGAAACTCCCTTGGGGCGCCATGGGCAGATATGGACATACAGGCAATGACGATAGGGTAGACAACATTAACGCACAAGAACTGACAGGGAGAAAGTTGGATCACTCATCAATTTTTAAATACTTAAAAACAATAATGCCCACAAGGCTTAGGATTGTAAATGACAGAATACATAGAGTTGGGTAATATACTAAAAGACTCTTTAGGGGTTATAGGAATAATCCTACCTGTAGCTGCGTTCGGATATATAAGAATTATGAAAAGGCAGGACGCCGCGGATTTAGAAATGCTCCAGGTAGAAAAGAAAGTGCTCGAAAACAATATAATAGAAAAAGCAATAAAAGAAGATATAGACGACCTTAAAGAGCAGTTGAAATACATTAGTGAACGTATAGATTTAATAATATTCCATGACACAAGAAATAACAAATAAAGGCGGCAGACCGTCTAAATACAAAGAAGAGTATTGTGACCTTATTATCGATTCAGGTAAAAAGGGAGAATATCTTGGAGAATTTATAGCTGACATCGGAGTGCGAGACTCTAAGACACTATCTAACTGGTGCTCAGCCCACCCCGAATTTAACGATGCCTTTCTTGAGGCAGCTAGACATAGAACAGCTTGGAGATTAAAGCATGCAAGAAAACTACTCTCTAAAGGCAAGAGTACTAAAGATGCTCTCTGGGACGCCTTCCTGGTTTCTAAACCTTTAAGGGTTAGGGGACTAGAGGAAGAGACAGAAGACCTAGCCATAGCTGTAGATAAGGGGTCTAATACATATAACATCCATGGAGGTGTTAATCAAATATCCCTCTCTAAAGAAGAATTAGAATTAAAGATTAAAGAGAAGCTCCTAGCTAACCCTGAATTGGCAAAGCTGTTAGAGCAACAAGAAGAAATAATAGATATAACACCAGTTGATGAACAATAGCGATCTACAGGAATTAGAACAGCTACTAGGCATGCAAGCCGCACATAAGCGGGAGAATGGCCTAGAGTACATATGGCCTGAGGAACACAGAGCCTTAGCCCACAAGCACATGGCTTTTATCAATGCTACCAAGGACTACAGAACATGTGTATGGTTAGCGTGTAACAGGGGTGGTAAAACATTTACACAGGGAACTATTGTAGCTTATCATGCTACAGGTAAGTACCCAGATTGGTGGGGTGGCAGACGCTTTAAGAAGTGTACCCATGTACTAGTAATCGGCCCTGACTACGATCAATTACGTAACGGTATTCAGAAGTATCTTCTAGGTTCTTTTGATGAGCCCGGTACAGGATTCATACCTAAAGACCAACTCCTAATAGACAAGTGTAGAACAGTTCACGGCGTACCAGGAACGTACAAACTCCTTAAGGTAAGAAGAGCCACAGGTGAGATCTGCACAATTGAGTTTGGGTCAGCTGATGCAGGTGCTGCTAAGTATGCTGGTTCACAGTTTAATTTAGTTGTTATTGATGAGCCTATCCCATTAGACTTATACTCTGAGTTATTAATGAGGACTACTAGTGTAGATAATGGCGACCCTAATGTTAGAATGGGACAGATGCTAATTAACTTTACATCAGTAGATGGTTGGATTCCAATACTAGAACATTTCCTCCCAAATAAGGACATACCGAGCAGTAACATAGGACCACACGGTGAGTACATAGTTCAGATGGAACTGGATGACATCCCTAACTTCATCTTATCCACAGAGCAGAAACAGGCAATGCTCGCTACAACACCTCCACACCAATTAGCGGCAAGGACAACAGGTGTTCCAAGTGTAGGCGCCAGTGCCGTATATCCAGTACCTGTAGATGTATGGACGTGTAACAGCTTCTCAATACCTAACTACTGGCCAAGATCATATGCTGTAGATCCAGGTATTAAAAATGTAGGTTGTGTGTATGCAGCCATGGATCCAGATTCAGGCGTTATATACGTATATGATGACTACCAAACTTATTCAAGGGATGATGCTACTAATGTGGCTCAATCTATAGACATGACATGTTTGCAAATAGGACGTAGACTACTTGGAGATTGGGTAATAGGCGCTGCCGACCCTAATTCAATAAAACAGCTAGCAGGGGATGCGAGCAAAAGATTATTGACCTTATACAGAGACAACGGCCTAAATCTCATCCGTCCTGAGATTATTAATAGAGAGACAGGTATAACAGAGGTGTTAGCTATGCTCTCTTCAGGTAAAATACAAGTCTTTAGAGACAACTGTATGGGATTGATAAGGGAGATAACTAACTACCAGCGTAATGAGAAGGGCGATCCAATCAGACGCAATGACCATAGAGTGGATGCTCTCAGGTATTTAGTAATGGCCAAGAATAGAATATTTAGACAGAACCCAGAGTTGTTCGATGACGAAGAAGAGTCGAGCTATGACACGGGCAAAAACCAAACAACAGGATACTAGTAATGCCAACAGAATTTTTTGAAGATGCAGTAACCCTTAAGAATCTAGCTACTAAGTTGGATGATAAGGTATTAGATAGTATAGCTCATAGTGTCATTGAATCGTTTGAGCAAGATAAAGAATCACGAGCTGATTGGGATAGAATGGCTGAGAAGGCTCTAAAGCTAGCTAAGATGGAGTGGGAACCAAAAGATCATCCATGGCCAGGCGCTGCTAATATTAAGCATCCTATGATTGCTCGAGCTATTATTCAGTTTACATCGAATCTGTTATCAGAATTAGTTAGACGTGACAAGGTTGTTAACAGCGTTGTTATGGGCCAAGATCCAGAAGGGTCTAAAGCACGTAGAGGTCGTAGAGTAGAGGACTTTATGAACTTCCAACTGCTTGTTAAAAACCAGAGATGGCAGGATGGCCTAGAGAGGTCTTTACAGCTACTAGCTACAGTGGGCGTTATTTTCCGTAAGATGTATTTCGACCCAATCAAAGGCGATAACATTTCTGAACTATGCCTACATACCGAGATTTATGTTAATAATGATATAACCTCTTTAGAAGACGCTAGACGAATTACACACATACAAAAAGTACACTCTAATACATTACTAGAGTGGATCCGAGGTGGATACTATTCTGACCTCACAGATGACGAATTAATGCTCACAGATGACCACAAAGATGATGACTCTAAGATGCATGAGATTGTAGAGCAACATTGCTTCTTGGACTTAGATGAAGATGGTTATGAAGAGCCATATATAGTTGTTGTCCATAAAGACTTACGTAAGGTTCTACGAATTATACCTAGATATGATCTAGATGATATAACCTACAATGAGAAGGAAGAAGTTAGTTCTATTACTCCTTCAGTATACTTTGTAGACTATCACTGTATTCCAGCTTTTGACGGCAGCTTTTATTCATTAGGTTTCGGTACATTGCTATTAACAATGAATGAAACTATTAATACGGGCTTGAATCAACTTATTGATGCCGGTCACTTAGCTAACACACAGACTGGCTTTATATCTAAAGATATGAATATGAAGAGTGGCGAGATGAAGATGCGACCAGGTGTTTTCCATAAGCTAGACTCATTTGATGGTGATATAAGAAGAGCAGTACAACCACTTATCTTTAAAGAGCCTTCTAATGTATTATTTGGGTTAATGACCTCATTGGATACATTAGGTAAGGAACTATCATCTACTACAGATATTATGACAGGTAACCAGCTTGCACAGAATGCACCAGCTACTACTACCTTAACCCTCGTAGAGAGAGGGATGAAAGTATATAATGCAATACAAAAACGCGTATTTAGGGCCCTAGATAAAGAAATAAGGATTCTGTTTAATCTTAATAGTAAGTATTTAGACGAGAATGAGTATATTCTTACCTTGGATGACCCTGAAGCATCTATCAATGATTTCGAAGACGAACAGATAGATGTTAAACCTGTTGCGGACCCAGATATGAGTTCGGACAGTAAGAGGCTGGCCCAAGCGGAACTCTTGTATAGTACATATGCTTTACCAGAAGTTAACAAGCATGAAATCTTGTTTAGATACTTTGAGGCAGCAGGCATAAAAGGTATAGAGCAGTTATTGAAGAACCCACAAGAACAAGAGCCTAACCCAGAACAACAAATGGCCCAGGCTGAGATGCAGAAAGATCAAGCTAAGTCACAGTTAGATTTACAGAAGCAGATGTTAAAAGAAAAAGAATTCCAGCTTAAAGCTATGAATGCACAAGTAACTCAAGCAATTGAGACAATGAAACTAGAGTTGAATGAAAAGGATTTGAGTATAAAAGAGCTCAAAGTTAAATTAGATGCCGCAGGCGCGTCTAATAAAGTTAATGCTGAGTTGGCAAAGGCGTCAATGCAGCAGTCAAATGTTAATAATAATACGGAGTAATGTATGTTTAACAAAGACGAGTTGGATGCTTGGAAAAAGCACCCTGTTAGTAAGAAATTGCTTTCTACATTAGAGAATGAGAAAGACTACCTAGCCCAATACGTTCTATCAGGGGGCCTTATGCAGTCCACGATAGTTGAGCGTGAATATGGAAGGGCAGTAGGAAGAATGGATACTATTTCACAGATACTTTCTGATGCTATTTTTGAAACCGAAACTAAAGTTGAGGAGTCAGAATGAACATAGAACCATTAAATGCCACAGTATTCATCATACTAGATGAAGGCAAAGAGAAGGTAACCCAAGGGGGGATATTTATCCCTACAGATACCGACGAGGTTCATGTAGATGTCGGAACAATTGAGGCCCTAGGTCCTTTAGCGTTCTTAGATGACGAACATAGCAAGATGAACATTAAGGTTGGCGATAAAGTTGTATTTGATAGATATTCCGGCAAAGAGATTAGAGATGGAATAACTGGAGAGATAACGCATCGAATAATGCCCGATATAGCTATATGGGGTAGAGTATCACCGGAGGAAAGTAAATGAGTGAAGTGAATAGCATAGATGCAGAATTAGCAGCACTAGGGGATGAGGATTTAACCACATTCTTAGAAGAGAGTGTCGAGAAAGAACAAGCAGATACTGTAGATGCCCCTGAGGCTGTAACAGAGCCTGCTGTAGAGGAGAAAGACAACACAGCTAAGGAACTAGCTGAGAAACAAAATATCTCTATAGAGGACGCTGAGAAGGCTTTAAAGACGGGGTATAACCCAGACAAGTACGATCCAAATGACCCTGAGTCAAAATCTGTTAGGGAATACAACAGAATAGGTGAAGTGCTAGATAAGTTTGAAACAGCAGTTAAAGACATTCACAAGAAAGATGAAGTTATTAATCACCTTGTGGAGAAGTTTAACAAGAAAGAAGAATTAGCCTATCAACGAGCTTTAAAGGATTTAGAGGCTAAACGTAATGAGGCAGTAGAAGAAGGTGATGTAGCTAGATTTAATCAGTTAGATTCTGAGTATAAAGCTACGCAAGACGAGTTCCAACAGTTAACACAGGATGTAGTTGCTCCCACCCCAGCACATGATGTACAAGGTGTGGTAGAGGATTTTTCAAGAAGAAACGGAACTTGGTATAACAGAGAAACCTTTGAGAACAGCAAGATGATGGACTTTGCTATTGACTATGACAAGTTTCTTACTAATAAGTATCCTAATAGGGATGTTTCAGAGAACTTGAAAGAAGTCGAGATGGAAGTGCGCAAGCGGTTTCCAACTCACCCCTCGTTTAAGAACGTTGAGCGAGAACGTGCCCCTACTATGTCTTCTAACGAAGATAAGAGAGGGTCATCAAGCAAACCAACGGTTAGGGATCTAACGCCTTTTCAGAGACAAGTATTTTCTGAAATACACAAGGCAGACTCTAGCTATACAGTAGAAAAATATTTAAACGAGATGGGGTAATACCATGGTAGACAAGAAGAAAGCAGAAACTAAAAAATCTAAAGTAGATGTGAGTGCCGAAAAGTTAGCTGAAATTAGAGCTATCTTAGGAGGCAACTCTAAATTTGAAGCTCTCGACCAGTATAAACGTCCAGGATTCTTTTATAGAATCGTAAGCGTTGATGGGAGCGAACTCAAGCATTCAAAGCTTGGGTATGAGCCGGTAAAAGACAGTACAGGCAATGTAGTATCAATTGATGGCGGACTAGGAGTTAAACAGATTTTAATGTGTATTCCTGACGAGGTAAGAAAAGTAATAACCTCAGTCAAAAATGCGGAAAACAACGAAGTTAAAAAATCCGTTGACCCACGACTAAGACGTCAAGATGACGCTTCTTTCACAGAAGCAATGTACTCGTTTAAAGACGAGACTATATAAACAACTAACTAGGAGATATGTATTATGGCTAATCCAGATGCAGCTTTTGGTTTACGCCCAGTCAAGATGATTGACGGCTCACCTTATAACGGTCAGAGCATCACGTGTCACGTGCCTGCTACTGATGCTACTTTATTAGGTATTGGTGATCCCGTCAAATTCGCAGGTTCTTCAGGATCTGTTGATGGCGTAAACAATTTCCCAACAGTAACGCGTGCAGCAGCAGGCGATGCTATTATGGGCGTAATGGTGGGCAACCACGTTACAAAACATGACGACACGATTCATCGTGCAGCTTCAGAAGCTAGAGACATTCGTGTCTGCCCAGCTAGAGGCGTTGTGTTCCATTGTCAAGAAGACAGTGTAGGTAGCAACTTAGCAGCTACAGACGTAGGTAATACCTGCGACTTAGTAATAGCTAATGCTGATACAACTTTGGGCGTTTCAAGAGTAGAACTTGATAGTTCTAACATCGGTACAGGTGGAGGCATTCAAGTCTTACGTCTACCAGATGTTGTTAGAAACGGTGATAAAAACGCAGTAGGTACCAATGCAGTTTGGGAAGTTCGTATTAACGAATCTCAACTCGAAGGTACGGTAACTGGTGTATAAGGAGGATAATCTATGACAGCAGGTGTAATCACCCGGGGACATTTTCCCCGCGATTTAAAACCAGTGGTAGCATATTACTTCGGTAAGGCATATAAAGATCATCCTGAGCTATACGCTAAGATGTTTGATTCTGAGAAAACCTCAGATGCCTACGAAGAGTATGCAAGTTATGCAGGCTTATCGGCTGCTCAGCTTAAAACTGAAGGCGGAAGCATTTCTTATGATTCTGCTCAAGAATTGTTTAACCAACGTATTCAAATCTTAACATATGGTCTTGGTTTCAAGGTCACACGTGAGATGATTGAAGACGGTAAGGTTATGAAATTCGCTCAGCGTAAAGCTGTAGAGCTTAAGAAAGCTTGTATGGATAACAAAGAGATTCGCGCAGCGGATGTCTTAAATAACGCATTTAACTCGTCCTTCACAGGGGCAGATGGTAAAGAGCTTTGTGCTACTGACCATCCTATCCTTGATGGTACATATGCAAATGAACCTAGTACAGCCGCAGATTTATCTGAAGCTGCATTAGAGAATGCGATTATCGATTTGCGTAAAGCTAAGAATAATCGTGGTCTACGTATGCATGTTACGCCTACAATGCCAATCATTCCACCAGATTTAGAATTCGAATTATGTCGAATCCTTGATGGTAAGGAACGTGTTGGTACGGCGGATCGAGAGATCAATGCACTGAATAAGAAGAGTTACTTGGGCATGACCCCTGTAATTAATCCTTATTTGACCGACAGTGATGCATGGTTCTTAAAAACCGATGTTGATCACGGTTTAATCCATTTGGATCGCCGTGGAATGGAGATCGAAAGTGATAACGATCATGATACGCAAAACGCGTCTTATATCGCTACCTTCCGTGATGCATTCTTCTGGAATGACCCACGTGGCATATATGGTTCTCCAGGCGCAGCCTAAGGACTATCGAGGGAGTCGCAAGACTCCCTCATCTTTTTATATATATTAGTCGCAATTATGGACGGAAACTGACTAAGTTGACTATAGGGAATATAAGGTAACAAAGAGGAAATAATAAAAAATGGGTAAAAACATAACGAATTTTAGCGGACTAACAGTAGGGGGCAATGCACATGCAGATACCGTCACTATTAGTTACGCAGCTTCAGCCACGACAGATGGCATTGAAGCAACATTAACGGTGGTAGATAAAAACGGGACCGCAATCCCAGCAATCCACACATTGGAGTGCTATATCTCAGACGACGCTGACGGCTCTGGCCTCACAGCTACTTCAGCTTCAGGGGCTCTAACAGCAGCCACTGGAACCATCTTAACAGCATTAACAGCTAAGAAACACGTAATAGTCAACACTGCAGCAACAGGTATTGCTACCTTATTGCTAGTAGATATTGCTAATACAGCAGATGAAAGATTCTGCGTTAAGCACCCAGTAATGTCTAAGATTATTGTAGGCGATGCTACAGTAGCTGGTGATTACGAGGGAGGTGTGTAATGGCAGTGCATTTTACAGGACCTTTAATGGTTGATGGAGTAGAGATCACGTCTGGCGGCGGAGGCGGTGGCGATGTAGCCATAACACTAGAGCTGGATGATATTTCCACACTCTCTAGCGCATACGCAGTTGCACCTTTTGCAGGTACAGTTAACAAAATATACAGTGTCATCTATGGTTCCATAGCAACGGCCGACGCCTTTCTTACGCCAAGAATAAATGCGTTTGCTATGACAAGTGGGACTATAACAGTAGCTAATAGTGGCTCAGGTGCGGGTGATATAGATTCATCTACCCCTAGTGCAAATAATACAATAGCGGCTGGTGACCTATTAGAAGTAATTACTAATGGAGCATCCACCAATACAGTTAGAGCAACAATTACAATGGTTATAACGCCATCATAATGGCTAAGGGGTCTATAAGGCCCCTATTTTTACAGAGGATATAAAATGGCTAATACAATAACAAAACAAACTCTAGTGAATGATGCCCGTAATCTAGTTGTTAAGGTGCACATTCTTGGGGATAACAGCGGAGATGAGGCAGCTACAAATATAGTAGATGTGTCTGCTTTAGATGCTAATATAGACAGAGTTAAAATTACTAGAATACAAAGCTCTTTAGAAGGCTTTTCAGCTAACCTTATCTGGGATGCTACTGCTAATGTAGATATAATAACACTACCACAATCAGATATGGACCAGGATTATAGTTCTTTTGGTGGGTTAGTGAATAACTCTACCACTGGACGTACAGGCGATATCTTAATTGATACTGTAGGCTTAGGTGCAGAAGAAGGGACCATTATTCTACATATGAAAAAACGTATTATAAGGTAATAGGTATGGCGCTAGACGTAAATGTAGTGGCCATTAGTGCTGAGGGAGATTTGCAGTCTACTAAATTAATTAGACTTATTCCTTATCACGCGATAAAAGAAATACAGTATGAGGATTAATAATGGCAAATTTAACAGGAAATAAGATAAGAAACACATTTGACCAGGTAGCAAACCTTTCTGGTCCTGTGTCGACTACGTTCCAAACACTTACTGATGGTGTCGGTAATGATATGGGTTTAGAGTTTAAAGACGACACAGTCAACGTAAGAACGGGGTTTTCATTTACTGTAAACGGACTTGCCCTATCTACCACACTTGAGGGTCTTTCTGACACCTCTTTTGCTGGTTTAGCAGATGATGACATACTAGTGTACAATGGGACTAATTGGGTTAATGAAACAGTAGCTACAGTGGAAACCAAGTTCAACCACGATAACTTAACCGGCTTTGTAGCCGACGAACATATTGCTCATGCTGGCGTATCAGTAATAGCCGCAAGTAATTCTGGTCTATTAGCCGCTAACAATACATTAAGCTCTAATATAGGACTAGCAGTGGACATTAATGGAAGCACATCTAAAGCTACACCCATTAGTGCAGATGAAATCATGCTCTATGATACTATTGGAACAGCTAATAAAAAGGCAACTTTTGCACAAGTTGAAGCTATATTAAATCACGATAATTTAGCAGGCTTTGTATCCAACGAACATATTGACTGGACGTCTGCATCATCTGACTTAAGTACTAGTGGTACAATAGAGAGTAGCAGTACTTCTCATATAGGTTTAGCTACGGGTACTACAGGACAACGCCCAGGCAGCCCAGCTACAGGAGATGGCAGGTTTAATACTACTGACAGTAAGTGGGAAGTATATAATGGTTCTGGTTGGGACCAATATGCTATATCTGCTGGCTCAGGTGAGACAAATACGGCATCTAATAGTGGTGTTTCCGGGGTTGGTGTGTACGCACGTAAAACAGGTGCGGATTTAGAGTTTAAAAACATTACAGTAGACTCTAACATGACTATAACAGATGATACGGGTAATGATGAGATTGATATAGCCCTAAATGTAGGTACACTGCCCGTAGCAGATGCGATACAGCATACAGGGGATACCAATAATCAAATAGTACTAGGGACAGATACCCAAGATTATCAAACAGGGGGCTCTAGTAGACTAGATATTTCAAACTCAGGCGTGAGACTGGGAGCAGCTAATGCTCGGGTCACCACAGTACTAGATGAAGATACGATGTCGTCTGACTCCGCTACAGCACTAGCTACTCAACAAAGTATTAAAGCATATGTAGATGCCGCATCCCCCTCCGGGGAGGCCTTCTCAGCTACAACCAGTACGGCTCAGGTTATTGGCTCGGCCTCTTTTACTAAAGTACAGTTAGGGACTGAAGTTTTTGACACGGGTGGCACCTACGATTCCGTAACTAATTATCGCTGGACCCCAGATGTTGCCGGGAAGTACGTCGTGGCGGCTGGAGTATCCTATGGATCGGCAACAGATGCCATGCTTTTAATTGCCGCTATATATAAGAATGGAGCAAACTACAGGTCAGGTTTTATTAGAACTAGTGGAACAGGAACACAAGGAGCGACAGTATCTACGGTGGTTGATATGAACGGTACTACTGATTATATAGAGTTATACACGTACCAGGATTCCGGGAGTAATAAATCTTTATTTACTTCCAGTGCGTACAATTTTTTAGAAGCAGGTAGAATACTAGAATAGGATTAGATATATGTTATATAACCAAATAAAAGAACTATACCCACATTTAGAACCTTTAAAAGATTTCATTTTACAAGATGATGGAGAGGGCCCCTATATTAAAGAGTGGTTCAGCGAAGAGAGTAGGCCCACTAAAGAAGAACTTGCAGATGTTAAGGTTACCGCTATAAAAGCCCCCCTTATATCTGAGATTAAACGCATAGCTAGTGAAAAGATATTAGCTATAGCTCCAGACTGGAAGCAGAGAAACATGATTGCTCGGTCGGTAGAGCTGCTAACTCTTGACCCCACAGATGAGAGTGTAATTGCCGAGAGGGCAGCAATGAAAGCTGCGTACCGTAGATTAGACGCTATCCGTGAATATTCCAATACTCTGGAGGGGGCACTGGATGCGGACATCAATACAGACATAACTGAAGGGTGGCCTGAATAATGGCAGGACCTAGAGACAAATTTATACACGGCTCTCATAACTTTACCTGTGATAGGTGTGGAGTTAAAAAGAAGGCAAGTGAAAAAAGAAAAGACGGATACAACAAGGGGCTAGTAGTCTGCGTAGACTGCTGGGATAGAAAACCCCCTAGTGAGGACCCAATAAAAATAGGCATAGACCAAAAACCCATTAGAGATGCACGGCCAGCGCCCGCAGATGTATATGTTCTAGGTGGATATGATTGGGAAGATGCCCCATTTTATTGGGCAGATGAATTTAATAATTGTAATTGGGAAGATGTATAATGGCTACTTCAGGAAGTATAGACTTTCAAACAACGAGAGACGAATTAATAAAAGACGCACTAAAGAAAATAAATGTGTTAGGCACCCATGAGTCATTAGCTAGTGAAGACTTAAATCTAGCTGCCCGCCAACTTAACCGAATGGTTAAATCTTGGCAGATGGATGGTGTGTATGTTTGGACACAGCAAGAAGCTACAGTGTTTTTACAGGATAGTAAACAGTCATATGACCTAGGCGTCAGCGGAGATCAGGCATCTAATAGTGTCGTAAACAGTACACTAAGTGCTGCTGAAGCTTCGGGACAAACAGTGTTATCAATCACCAGCACTACAGGCATGACAGCTGGGGATAATATAGGCATTGAATTAGATGACGATACTAGACAGTGGACTACCATTGTATCAGTGGATTCAGCCACAGAGCTGACCGTCACAGCGGCCCTTACAGGAGCAGCAGCTAGCGGAAACACTGTATATACTTACACTACAGGAATGAACCGACCTTTGCGTATAATGTCAGCTAGACGACAAGATGAGAATGGAACAGAGAAACCTATGATTGTCATATCTAGGCAAGAATACTTTGACTTGGTTAACAAAGGGGACTCTTCCGATGTTTCTTATGTGTACTATGATGCTGACCGTAGAGATACAGGTACATTGTACGTATGGCCTACGTCAGATAACGTGAAGGATAAGATACGAATAACGTATACCCGGACTATAGAGGACTTTGACTCTACATCAGACAACCCGGACTTCCCCGTAGAATGGTATGATGCCCTAGTGTACAACCTAGCTATGCGTTTAGCCCCTGACTTTAGAGTAAGAAGTGCCGATATACAAGATGTACAGAGCATGGCCATGTACCTATACAGACAGGTGAAAGCTTTTGCACAGGAGAATGCACCCGTAATCATGCAAATTGACTTTGACATGTACTAGGAGAAAATATGAGATACCCACTATTAGGCCCCTCAGTGCCATCAAAATCAGTAGAGCAAAATAGGCGAGAGCTATTGAATATGTATTTAGCCCCTGCTCAGAATAACCCAAACTATGATGTAGTCGCCTATTCTAGGCCAGGACTTACACCTTGGACTACTGTTGAAGGAGCTGAAGTTAGGGCTATGTACGCCCAGAATAACGTATTATATGTTGTTGTAGGAGATACACTATATTCTGTAACAACAGGGGGAGCAACAACTTCTCTCGGTACTTTGAGCACAGCCTCAGGTATTTGCCAGATAAAAGGTACTGCTTTTCATATTGCCGTTAACGATAAAACCAAGGGGTATACCTATACATTAGCCAGTGATACGTTTGCAGAGATAACTGATGTAGACTTCCCGAACGGCACAGCTACCATAGCAGCACAGGATGGGTATGTATTTGCCCACACAGGTGGAGCATTCTACTTATCTAACAATAATGATGCCACTACTTGGGATACCTTAGACTTTGCTAGTGCTGAGGGTGACCCAGATGATATTGTAGCTATAGAATCTTTCCAACGTAAACTATTCTTAATTGGTAGAGTCTCTACAGAGGTATGGTTTAACACAGGTGACGTAGATTTTCCTTTCAGCCGAATTGAGGGTGTATATATTAACTATGGTTGTGAAGCCGTAGACAGCGTTGCTATTGGTGATAATGCCCTGTATTGGCTAGCTCGAGGCCGTGACGGGCAGTTATGTGCCCTATCAGTAGATGAGTCCTACCGAGACATTATTCTCTCTACAGACGCTTTAAACCAAGAATTCCTAACATATGGAACCACAGATGATGCAGTAGGGTTCGTATACCAACGAGAAGGTAAAGAATTCTTTGTGTTGACATTTCCGACAGAAAAGAAAACATGGGTATATGACACCAAGTTACAGCTCTGGTATGAGTATTCTAGCTCTATTGCTGGAGAACAAGACAGATGGCTACCAAACAGCCACGTTGCCTTTGCGGGTAAGAACTTGTTTGGAGATTTTAAATCAGGTCGTATATTCAATATGGGTGAAGACATATTTACAGATGATACTGAGACTATTGTCCGTAAAATTGTAACTTCTCCAACAATGGACCAAAGTCGCATGGTATTTATTAATAGGCTTGAGGTTGATATAGAGAGTGGTAGCGGGACTGTATCCGGACAAGGCTCTGACCCCCAGATGATGTTAAAAGTCTCGTTAGACGGCGGATTTACCTTCAATAACGCCATGTATAGGACAGCAGGTAAGATAGGTGAGTATTTACCTAGGATTTACTGGAATAGATTAGGATCTAGCAGAAGACCAGTATTCGAATTGACTATGACCGACCCAATTAAATGGACTGTATTAGGTGGCTGGATAGAGGTCACTAGAGGAAGAGAGTAATGCCCGGAATATTTCCCCCAATACAATCTCCAATGAAAGAAGGCGATAGCCCTAGGGTAACCAAAGGGTGGGAAGGCTTCTTTAATGACATGTATAGCACTATGGGAAAACAAGATGGGGTGGTCTTTTTCAGTGGGGATACCGTGAAGGTAGATGGCACAAATAAAGACTTGACAATTGGTTCTGGTTCTGATACAATAACGGTTAATGGAATGGAGTGGACCACGAGCCTAACAGAAGGGTATGTATTACAGGTAGATTCTAGTAATGTATTAAGTTTTGTAGATCCTATAGCAGCATATCCCTCATTTGAGCCCGGTGATATTAAATATACTTATAAGACAGTGGCAGATAATGGCTGGTTGATTATGGATGATGGCACAATAGGTAACGCATCTTCAGGCGCAAGCACAAGAGCCAATGCTGATACAGAGGACCTATTCACACAGCTTTGGAATAATATTAGTAATACGTATTGCGCAGTATCTTCAGGTAGAGGCGCTTCAGCAGCAGCTGATTTCGCAGCTAATAAGACCATAGCTCTACCTAAGATAGCAGGTAGAAGTCCAGGAGCTAGCGGGGCAGGATCTGGATTAACTTCTAGGGCACTTGGCCAAACTGTAGGTGAGGAAGAACATACCCTCACCATAGCTGAGTTTCCAGCACATAGTCACGAAGTGCTTGTAGATTTTTCTGTTTCAGGTGGTAGTGAGGCCACTTTATGGCAGATTGCAGATAACACTGAAAGTGGTGGAGGTACCATAACATCCTATAAGTCTACGTCAACTACAGGAAGTAGTTCTGCCCATGAAAACATGCAACCGTACACTGTTTTTAACGCCATGATTAAACTATGACAACTAATACTAAGACATTCCCACCATTAGACTCCGAGTTCTTCGTTAGAGGAACTGGTCTTACTCCAGCTTGGCAATCATACCTACAGGGTATATATGACGTAACAGGGGGCAGCTCTGGTACTGTGCAGTTTAATAACAATAATATTCAGCCTAAAGTAGCGGGTAAAAGTTTAAGGCTACTATCTAATAATAATTTGAAGATCAATAATATAAGTATCCTGAACGACACAAAGACCACTGGCTATGTTTTATATGCAGATACAGATAGCTCCATTAATACTGGAGACCCTTCAACTTTAGGGTTTGGATTTAGTACTGGAGATATTAAACACACTATAAAGACCACAGCTGACACAGGTTGGGTGATGATGGATGACGGAACTATAGGAAATAGCGTTAGTTTAGGCACTACTCTAGCCAGTGAAGCAGCAGAAGATTTATTTAAACTGATTTGGGATAATATACCTAACTCACTAGCCCCCGTCTCAACTGGTAGAGGAGCTAGTGCGCAGGCAGACTTCGACGTAGCTAAAACCATAACCTTACCTGCTACTTTGGGCAGGTCAATCCTGACCGGAGGCTCTGGGGCCAGTCTTACTACAAGATCTATAGGTCAGACAGGGGGCGTAGAAACACATGCCATTACTGAAAGTGAGATACCTTCACATAGCCATACTATGCCTGTAGGGACAGACTCAGGTGGTGGTACAGCAGTATTGGGATTCGACAGCGCGGGTACGGCTGCCACATATACGACTAACGGTACAATCGGGACAGGCAGTGCTCATACCAATGTACAGCCTATGTTATCTTTAAATATAATGATTAAGTTATGAGTTTTTATACGTTTCACCCACCATTTAAAGCAGACCTTGCTGGAGAAGACGGCATTATTACTCCTGCATGGAGGGTATGGACCCAAAATATATTTGACACAATTGGAAGTGCAGATGGCCAATTAAGAGTTAATGCTAATGGTATTGTGAGCACTAAAAACCCCGGTTCTGTGGATATAGCAGGAGATCCAGGACTGTACTTAGAAGGAGTCAGGTGGCCTGATGACCAAACTATACCCGCAGACAGAGTGTTTCAGTATAATGGAACTGGACTAGATTTAGTAGATCCATTTACATTAGGACTCCCCACAACAGGAGATGTTACGTGCTCTATACGAACCTCTAAGGATGATTGGGTTATTATGAACGATGGAACGATAGGCAGTGCCAGTTCAGGAGCCTCTAATAGGGCCAATGCCGACACTGAGGACTTATTCACATTAATATGGAACAATGTGAGTGACACAGATGCCCCTGTTAGTAGCGGGAGAGGAGCATCGGCATCAGCTGACTTCTCAGCTAATAAGACTATTACACTACCTAAATCATTGGGCAGGATATTAAGCGGCGCAGGTAATGGTTCTGGACTAACTACAAGGGATTTAGGGTCAACAACAGGTGTTGAGACACATACTTTAACATTAGATGAGACTCCAAACCATACCCATACAATATCTTGTAATAGACTTGGGACAGGTAGTAGTGTATCCCCGATATATGTAAACTATCTCGGGCCACCACCTATCACGGATAACACCTCATCAGCAGGGGGCGGCAATGCCCATAATAACATGCAACCAACAACATTTTTAAACTATTTTATCAAACTATAGGAGATAATATGACACCTAACACCGGACAAGCGGCGCCTCAGGGGGCTTTAGGCCAGTCTCAGGCTAATCCGTATCAAGGCCCAGCTGGTACAACAGGAATGGCCCAGGCATATTTAAACTTTCAAAACCAGAATCCTGGTTATGTCCCTCCTAACGGAGGTTCTAGTTTAGCTAATTTTACTGGGAGATTATCTTCTCCTAGTATTGAAGCCATGAGTAGAGACGAAAAGATGGCTCAATTTGGTACAGCTTTCCCGGATTTCTCTGAAACCGCTGGTGGCGGCGGAGGCGGTGGTGGCCTCTGGGCAGGTGGGGGCTCACAGGGAGCTCTAGTTGCTGACCCAGCAGCCCAACGTAACGCTGCCCTTAGAGATCAGTATACTACCCAATTATTAGGTGAACAACTTAAACAGGCCCAGAGAGGAGGCCCTGCACAGTATACATATGGACCTACACCAGAAGCTTACCAAACAGGTATGAATAACGCAGGTATAAATATACAAAGAGGACTAGAGGCTTCAAGAACTAGAACAAATGAAGCTGTTAGCTTAGCAGCTAAAGACCTACAATCTACACTAGATGCTTTAGAGAAAGGATATGGTGCAGGTAGAGATGCATTAAATACTGGGTATGAAGAAGGGATAGATACCTTAACAGCTGGTAAAGCTGAAGGTAGAGCTGATCTAGAGAAAAACTTTGGTGAGGCCATAGACAGATATAATGTTCTTACTAATTTAGCCCCTGAGGCTATTGGTGAATATGGGGACAGAGTGTTGTCAGATTTTGATGAATCTTTTGCACAATATCAGAACAGCCAAGTATACCAATTTGCCCTAAACGAAGGCCTTAAGGGTATGCAGAGGTCAGCAGCAGCTAAGGGGATGTCACAATCAGGTGCAGCCATGAAAGCTATGCAGCGGTACGCCACAGACTACGCCTCTCAAGCTTATTTCGATTACCAGAATAGTAGAATAGGTCAGGCTAAAGATCTAGCCCAACTCACTGTTGGTGGAATTAGCTCACAAGCAGACTTACAAAGCAGGCTAGGGCAGAATCTAGCTAACCTTAGTGGGATGTATAATCAGCAGATTGGTGGAATGCAAGTTGGACGAGGACAAGATTTAAGTGCCCTCGAGACACAATTAGCTAACCAACAACAAGCGGCATACCAGACTAGAACTTCATTCGCCGCCCCAGCATTGCAGGCCCAAGCAGGGTACGAGATGGATGCAGGTTTGGCTAATGCTAAATATCAATATGAAGGAGCTTTAGGGGCCGGACAGCAATATATTAAACGTACAAGCAATAACACATATAAGGGGTAAGATATGGCACTAGGTGGTATAGCCTTCCAAGGTGAAAAGATAGACGCTACAGGAGCATTAGGTGCTCTAGCTAGAGAGAAAGCAGCAGGAGAGGGAATCTTAGCAGATAGGATAGCTCAGAAAGACAGAGTGGATTTGGCTAGAGAACAAATGAAACGGGAAGATGAGCAGTCTAATAGGGACAGACAGATGCAAGGGAAAATTGCAGGTGCCAAGATTGGTACTGAGTTGAGACAACAAGACATTGATAGGTATCTTGAAGAAGCCAAGATGGAGCTAGATGCCAATGGTGAGGAGGCTGACAGGTATAGTAAACTGTCTATGCTCGGCCAGAAAATGGCTGCCGATAGGATGGAGAAGTCCAGGGAAGAGGCTGAAGCTAAGAATGCACTGGCTAAAGCTGGGGATGATAAGATTTTAGAAGAACTTGAAACCTATAATACTGATTTAGGGTTAATTGATGAAGGACTGAAAGCAGCTGAGGTATTAGGTAGTGCTGCCGGTGCTGGGATTGATTGGAGAGTCAAACTTGGCAGGGCGGGTGCACTGGGTAGAAGTATGTCAGGTTTAAGTAAGGAACAGATGGAAGCGTATGCTAAACTAGACCAGATAGCCACTACCTTCACACTTAACAAGGCTGCTCTGTTATCTGGCCCCAAATCTGATAAAGATATTGAGTTACTAGAAAAAACTAATTTTAATGCTAGCATGACTATTGGTGAGATACGGGAAGTAGGTGCAGCTATGCAAAGACGCATGAAAGCAGTTATAGCTAAACGTAAATCCAAACTATCTAACTACGGGAGAGGTGTGCAGGCAGCTGGGGGCTATGGAACCATAACCAGTGAAGAGACAGGTAGAACTATGTCAATAGGAAATGTCCCAGAAGAACAACAAGCTCCTCCGCAACAACCTTCACAAGTCCAGACCCCACAACAAGGCGGCGGGATGTATGATGATTTAATCCCACAGAGGTAGTATATGATTAATTTACCAGAAGATGCCCAAGCGGCAATCGATGCGGGGGCGGACAAGATGGCCGTCACTCAGAGATACTTAGAGGCTGAAGGACAGAAAGCTATACAAGCAGGCGCCGACCCAGAAGCAGTCAAACAACGTACCGTAGACATGCTTGGCTCTATGGTCCCTCAACAGGATGTAGATGCTCAGGGCAATGTTATACAGGCCCCGTCCGAAGATGATATGGCTATTAGGGACGCGTCTAAGAAAATTAGAGGGCAAGTATCTAGCTTCCTAGGTGGTGCAGGTGTTGGCCTAGCCCAAGGCGTTAATAAAGTCAAACAGAATATAAACAATTTAGTGCCTGGCAATGAGGAAGCTAATGTTCAGTTAGCTCAGCAGAATGAACGGATGGGAAAGCAATTCCAACAACTAGATATGCCTCAAGATAATCCAGAGGCTACGCAAGTAGGAATGGCTGTAGGGCGTGAGGCTCTCCCGATGGCAGCTGCTCTAGGCGTAGGTGGGGGAGCATCTAAACTAGGAACTAAGGCTGTAGGTCATCTACCTGAAGCAATTCAGAAAGGGGCCTCATTATTTAGTGAGATGTTCGCAGGCTCCGTAGCCATGGGAGCCGGTACGGCTGTCCGAGGTGAGGGAGATATCGCAGAAGACATGGTGACAGGTGCCTGGATTCCATTAGCTTTTAGAACTGCAGGTAAGGCAGTATCTTCGTTAGCTAACTCCGATGCCGTTAAAAGAACACTTGCTCGTATCCCTCTTGTGGGCATTAAAGGAAAGATGACTAAGATTGGTAATGATATTGCCTCTAAAGGTAAGGACTTACTTAAGAAGCATGGTTATATGAATGGTGAATCTACGTCTGCTGTTAGTAAGCGGGTGTGGAAAGACCTTAATGACGCTATGACAGGTAGACCTGTAGTTGTGTCCAAAAAGGTAACTAATATCCTCCAAAATAAGATAGATAAAGTACGTCAGACGATGAGCGGTAAGTACGCGGATGATTTAATCAATGGGTATCAAGATGGTCTAAATTCACTGAAGGGCAATCTATCTATGGAAGGGCTGCATGAGATGAGAAGTTCCCTCTACGGCAAGATGTTTGGTAAGACCGGTACTCAACTTGGTGATAAAGCTACAAAGAAAGTTCAAAATGCTCTAAAAAAGGCATTCAGTGAGGCACTAGAAGATACAGCCAAGGCGGCGGGCAAAAGCGGGGAGTTCAGAGCCGCTAACTATGTATACCAGAAGAACCTCTTAGCCAAAGATACTAACAAGATACTCTCAGAGCTAGGCGATGAGGGAGCTGATAAATTGGATGACGTAATGGCTGTTAGGAATAAGCTTCTAAATTATGTTAAAGAGGATGGGAAGCAGGTACCAGCTGCTTTGCGTAAAGAGTTTACTGAGGAAGTAAAAGGGTGGGCTAAGCTTGTTAATAGCAACAAAGTAGCAGCTGAAACCCTTAAGAAGAGAGGGAATATGCCCTCTGTTGGGAACGTAGCATCAGGCGCTGGTGCTGTAGGTCTTGGAATGGCAGCAGGTATCCCCGCAGGGGCTACGCTAGCAACTATGGGAGTAGGTGCATTCGCCCTCTCAACAATAATTAAAAACCCTGTGATAGGGGCAGCCACACGTAAGTTTGCATCAGAGCCTAACATTAGGCTTGGACTTCAAATCCTGGAAGCAATTGCCCATGAGTCACAAAATACAGAGGAACAACGATAATGGCTTTAAGATATTACCCAGTTATACAGTTCTTTGATGATAGCGGAGATGTACTAAATGGAGGTAAGATATATACCTACATTACAGGCACATCCACTAATAAAGCTACTTATCAAGACCAAGGGCAGGTTACCGCACATGCTAACCCAATAGTCCTAGACAGTGATGGTAGGCCACCTAGTGGCGCTATCTGGCTGCTTGGAGGAGAAGAATATAGGTTTATTATAAAAACCTCAGACGACGTTACATTACAGACTATAGATGACTTACAGGGCATATCAAGCCCAATTTCTGATATTAACGGGTATAAACACGGTTTGACTCTATCTAACGATACAGATACAGACCATGATATTCTAATTAGTACAGGTGTAGCGATGGATTCTACTAATGTTGTCATTATGAATCTAGGCACTGCCATAACAAAACAGCTAGATGCTACCTGGGCAGTAGGAGATGACGCGGGTGGTAGGGCTTCTGGCGCATCACTATCAACAAGTACTTGGTACCATATACACCTAATCAGAGCGTCTGACGGGACTGTAGATGCCGGGTTTGATACTAGTGTTACTGCTGCTAACTTATTAACTGACAGTGGCTATACTTACTATAGACGTATAGGTTCTGTATTGACAGATGGTTCATCTAATATACTACAATTTATACAACAAGGTGACAAGTTTACCTGGTCTATACCAGTAAGTGACGAGGCTAATGCTAACCCCGGAACATCTGCCGTAACAGATGCTCTAACTACACCAACTGGTGTTGTATCGGAAGCTGACATTACCTTCACTCACTCAGATGACACAGCGACTACGGCAGGTTATGGTCTGGTTACCCCAGTATCTGCTACAGATACCACTCCAAGTGCAACACTGCACCACACTTTTGTTAATGCCAATGGTGGAGTAGGTGCGGCAGTAAGTACTAATTTAAGTATCTTAACAAATACTTCTAGTCAGATTAGATATAGACTAAGCGTTAGTGACGCAGATGTTACTGCCTCTATAGTTACTCACGGTTGGAGGGAAATATTTTAATGAAGATAAATAGAGAAAAATTTTATAAAGAGTATAGAAATCAGTTCGGCAGCTTAAGGCAGACACAGGTAGACTACCTTAATGCTTTACTTGACGCCGTAGAGGCAGATACTAAGTACACAATGACAATACCTCAGTTGGCGTACATATTATCTACGGTCAAACATGAGACTGCTCACACGTACAGACCATTGCGGGAGTATGGTAGGGGTAGAAGACGTAAGTACGGACGCCCAGTAGGCCCGTATGGCCATACATACTATGGTAGGGGCTATGTACAGCTTACTTGGAAGTATAACTACGAGTCTATGAGCAAGGTTGTAGGCCATGACCTAGTGAAGAGTCCTGATTTAGCTCTCCGTCCTGACATTGCGTACATTGTGTTAGTGGATGGGATGCTTAATGGTACTTATAATGGTCGTAAACATGGGTTAGCTCACTATATAAACGACCATAAGAAAGACTACTATACAGCTCGTAGAACTGTCAACATACTGGATAAAGCGTCATTACTAGCCAAGTATGCACGTAAATTTGAGAAAGTGCTGGATAAATCAGCAACAATTTAAGAGGAAAATACAATGATTAAGAATCTATTAGCAAGAGTGCTCGGTAAATACGTAACAGGTAACTCGGATATCACAGATACCTTAAGTGTTATAGGGCGTCAAATAAGTACTACAGCGAGCACTAATCCTAATTTACAGGGGTTAGTAGGTGTTTTAGAAGAAATAGCAGGGGTGAGCCTTAAATCTACGTCTATGGTAGATATAGATAACCCAGAGGCTACTAGACGTGAGTTAAAAGTGATTCAAGATCAGTTAAACTCTCTATCATCTAGGCGTGATGTGTTACAAAGGATACTAGTTGCTATTGACAACAAGCTAGATGTGTAGTATACTGTAAGTATATCACAGGAAAGTGTTTTGGCAGGGATAAAACCCTGCCTTTTTTATTTTAGAGGGACAATATGACAATTGTAATTGAAAAAGAACTATACAACGCCCTGGTTAAGGACCATGAGGCTATGAGAGAGTTTAAGAAATGGGCAGATAAACAGCGCCCAGGTTGGTACTATTATCAAGGATGCTCCATTTCTATAATAAGGAGTAAGAAATGAGTAGGAGTTACAAACGAGGAATAAGTAAGTGTAAGGCCGGGTCTAGGTCCTGTAAGACCTGGATGAAGCGATATTCAGCTAGAAGAGCACGAAAAGCTATTAAACGTGCAACAGAAAAAGCTATGATTCGTGACATACCCATTACTTCATCAGCTTTAGCTGCGGTGTATAGCCGTTCACGTAGGATGCTCGCTTGGGAAGTGGATGATTGGACATGGGCAGCTTACCATGATGTACAGGAGTTCACATATACGAAAACTATTAAACATAAATATGTGTTCAACGAGAACTCAGACTCTTGGCCTATGTTCGAGAGGATAGACCTACCTAAAGAGGAGTGGAGAACCTATTCATCATCATGCTACACGCATAATAACTACTATCACGCATACGACAAACACTGGTGGGAGAAGAACCCACATAGGTATTCAGAGGAAGCATTGAAGCAATTTAGAAAGTAACCATCAAGTAAAATAATACTATACAAATCAATAACTTACACCATAAAGGGGGCTATATGCCCTCTTTTTTATTGCCTTCTATCAAGTAAAGTGCTATACTTAGGTTATGTTGAACTAACGAGGTTTACTAGTGAATAGATTTATAGTAATATACGAATCGCACATGGAGAGATATATTGTAGGTGCTTTCGACACAATAGAAGGGGCTAAGAGCCATGTGAATAGAATTGCTGTCGAGAACCAGTTTAAAAGAAGTTCGGATAGTATATATGCTATTGACACTAGAAAACTACCACGCAATACAAGCTGGATGGTATATGAATCAAACAATGAAATCGATAACGCAACAATAGTACTTAAGAGGTAATAGATATGATTAACGCAACAATTATTTCCCTGGCCATAGTTATATGTAACCAGACACATGAAGTAGAGATTAAACCAGTAGAAGTTAAAGCTAGGTGTGTGACTACATATGCACACTGTTTGAATGTATACCCAGTTAACTATTGTGTTAAAAAATTAAACACAGAATCATTTGACAACAAGCATAAATAAACTATACTTAAAGTATAAACATTAAATGGTAGGTAGAGTAATGAAACTTTGTAAATTTGCACTTCTAATTATAAAGGCTAAACGGGCTTTAAACATACCTCTCAGCATAAATGAGAAAAAGATTTATTGCACCTGGTACGATTCAGGAGGTCACCGCAAATGGACACTATAAAAAAGCCCTATTCTACATACTATTTGGTATGTTGGTATTAATAATGGCTGTAGCTGCTGCCTTTTGGGGCCTGCTATACTTTATAATTAACTTCCATTCTTTAGTAATGGGTATGATGAGAGCATTAGATGATGAAAAATGTAATTGATTTCCAAAAGAAAATATTTGAAATCATGGAGAGCATTCCAAAAGACAACCATGATATAGAACGTATGCATTTGTTAGCAGAGGATATACACTATCATTGGTTATTAACCACAGATCAACGACAAATGCTCTATGACCATGCAGCAAAGGTGAACGATGACGCCCAAGTTATTGATATTTCCTTGCATTTACCTCAGACCTGTGCTAAGATTGTAGGTAAGAAGTAGGAGAATGATATGAGTAGATTTTGGATGGTAGATTATTTCCCGGCTGGTAGAGAGAATTACAAACAGCCTTACATATATATGCTCCTCAACGACAATGAAGAGACAGCATTCGAGCTTAGATATAGTGTATTTACAGGTGCATACTTCTTTGATGGACCAGACACATCTAAGATGGACTCAGACTACAGAAAACAGCTACTGAAAGATATTAAGTGGGAGTATGGAGATTTCTTGTACAGATTAAAGGCTGACACAGAGTACACAGCCATGATGAATGTGAATGATGTATTGCCAATGTGGGAGTACGAGTGATAGAAATAATAGCTAATGTTTTAGGAATATTGGGAGCTATTATTAGTGTAGGCGGTCACGTTGCGTTGGGGAGAGGGTATTTATCACAGGACAGTGTGTATTACCCTCTCCTCTTTTTTATATCAAAGACCTTGCTTTTAGTTAGTTTATGTATTATATTTAATTTAGGAGCTTTTATAGCAACGTTAGTTCCTTGGTGCGTATTCTTAGTGATAATTATTGATAAGAGAGTAAACAAATGATAGAGATTATAATATACGCAGTGGTGGTGTCTACTGTAGGTGTGCTTCTAGGTTATTCTATAGGAGCTATTGTAGATAATATAACCAGGAGTAAGAAATGAGTAGTCAAGATAAATATAGAGCCGCAGTGGCTTTAATTATAGTGCTTTTGGTTCTTATAGGAACCATTTTACATAGAAGTGCATCAGCAACAACTAGAACAGTCCCTGGCACAGCGGATAAACTAATAATTGTTCCTGTAGGTGATTTTGATGTTAAGAAAGATATGCACAAGGGCATCATAGCTGTGGATGAAGCTAGTGAGAAAGATGTTGTTATCCTAGACATATATTCCACAGGCGGGTATGTTATGGCCTTACAAGCATTTGAGAAGGTGCTGAAGGACACTCCTACATGTGTTATAGCACGACCACGCATAGCTTTGAGCGCTGGGA